AAAGTCAAGATCAAGAGTTTGTAGAGCAAGTTTCAAAAGAAGATGTAACTCAAGGTGGTCTTAATAATCCTATGGATCTAGAAGACTTACTAGATGAGATGATATCAGAAAAAGAACAGCAAGAAGATGAGCAATCAGGTCAAGGTGGAGATACTCAAGAACAAGATTTAGATGAAGATTTTGATGGAGATGATAGAGAGGGATATGAATCTGATTTAGATGTTCCAAGTTATCAGGGTACATCAGGTGGTACTCATGCTAGTAATGATTTTGAAACTAAAACTGTAGAATCACTAGCAGAAAAATTAGAAGAACTTGCAGGTAAGTTTGACCCTAATCGTGAAGCACCAGTTTACCTAAGTCTTCCAAAGGTAAATCTTGATAGAACTGTAGTTCCTACAAATGATATTCATGAGTATCTTGAGTCAGAGTGGAAAAGTTATGAAGAGAGAATGCTTGAGGAGTACCAAAGATATGGTGGTGCTAATTGGGTAAAAGAATGGCACAAAGATTCTGAAGCAGCATACCAAAAGTTCAAGAGATCTACTGGTAAAGAAGTTAGTTATCTTGTTAAAGAGTTTGAAATGAAAAAAGCAGCATCTGCATATGCTCGTGCTGCTACTTCTAAAACTGGAGTTCTTGATTGCTTAAAACTACACCAGTACAAGTACAACGATGATATCTTCAAAAAGATTACAGTTCTTCCTGATGGTAAGAATCATGGCTTGATCTTTATACTAGATTGGTCAGGTTCTATGGCAGATGTGTTACTAAACACAGTAAAACAGATGTATAATTTGATATGGTTTTCTCGCAAAGTCGGCATTCCATATGAGGTTTATGCATTCAGTAACGAGTGGTACTATTACGGTAACAAAGACGATAGACCTGAGCGTGAAGAGCAAGGTGACAATGAATTATGCATTGATGATCATTTCAGTTTGATGAATCTTCTTAGTAGCAAATGTAATGCTAAAGAATGCGAGAGACAGATGTTGAATATCTGGAAGATAGCAGAAAGTTTTTCTAGTAGACATGGTATTGCTCCTAGAAAAATGTCATTATCTGGCACTCCTTTAAATGAAGCACTAATTTCTCTTCATCAAATCATCCCTCAGTTCCAAAAAAATAGTGGAGTTGAGAAAGTAAACTGTGTTGTACTTACTGATGGTGAAGCAAGTTCACTTGCTAGAACTGCAATGGTTCAGCGTAACTGGGAAGAGAAACCAGAATTGCGTCATAAGAATATTCGTGGCAACTGCTTCTTAAGAAACAATGGTCATGTTCGTAGGTTGAGTGATGTTTACTTCAAGTTTACTAAGATCTTATTAGATGATCTCAAGTCATCTTTCCCTCAAGTTAATTTTGTAGGGTTCCGTTTACTTGGTACTAGAGATCTTTCATCTATGATTTCTCACTACATCCCTGACTTTGAAAAGAGAGATCGTGCTCGTGCTGATTGGAAAAAGCATAAGTCTTTCACTATCAAGAATCAAGGATACGATTCATTCTTTGTTCTTTCTTCTAACAATCTCTCAAATTCTACTGAGTTTGAAGTTGCTGAAGATGCAACTAAAGCACAAATCAGATCTGCTTTTAAAAAGTCTTTTACTAATAAAAAGATGAACAAAAAAGTACTAGGCGAATTCGTTGAGATGGTCGCTTAACAAACTGTCTACTAGAGGCTTTATTGCCTCTTGATTTACAGTATAATATATACATACACGAGACAACATTATGGCTTTCCAAGCAAAATTTTCAAACGAAGACTTGATTTCATTCTTAACAAAAAACGATACTGTTAAAGAAGTTACTAGTAAAGAAATTAATGAAGCAGCAGCACACTTCGATGTACAAGTGCAAAGCGTTACAAAGCGTGTCAACAAACTTCAAGAGTTCCGTAAAGTTACTCGTGGTAAGTGGACATTAACTGTGGCAGAAGCATTAGAAAAGAATTATTCAGCACCTGCTGCTCAACCAGTACAGAGTACAAATCTTATTCCAGAGATAGATGATCACTTTGTTAAATTCGGAAACTTTAATGATATTAGAAAGATCATAAAGTCTGAAGTGTTTTATCCTGCATTCATCACAGGTTTATCAGGTAATGGTAAGACCTTCTCTGTAGAGCAAGCATGTGCTCAATCAAAGAGAGAATTTATTCGTGTCAACATCACAATCGAAACCGACGAAGATGACCTTATTGGTGGTTTCCGTCTTGTCAATGGCAGCACTGTATGGCATAACGGTCCAGTTGTCGAGGCATTGGAAAGGGGAGCTACACTCCTTTTAGATGAGATCGATCTAGCATCTAACAAGATCCTATGCTTACAATCTATCCTAGAAGGTAAAGGAGTATTCCTTAAAAAGATTGGTAAGCATGTTCTTCCTACTAAGGGATTCAATGTAATAGCAACTGCTAATACAAAAGGTAAAGGATCTGATGACGGTAGATTCATCGGAACTAATGTTCTTAATGAAGCATTCCTTGAGAGGTTCCCAGTAACCTTCGAGCAATCATATCCTAGTGTTTCTATCGAGCAAAAGATTCTTGAGAAAGAATGTCAAGATACTCCATTCTGTAAGCATCTTGTAGATTGGGCAGACATTATCCGTAAGACATTCTTTGACGGTGGTGTTGATGAGGTTATCTCAACTCGTAGGTTAGTTCACATTGTTCGTGCCTATGCTATCTGGGGTGACAAACTCAAAGCAATTCAAGTTTGCTTAAATCGTTTCGATGATGAAACAAAGTCTGCTTTCCTTGACTTATATGATAAAGTAGATGCAGATGTAGATCTAAAATCTGAAGATGCTAATTAAACCTTATGGTCCTTTGATATTACATGAAGTGATATCAGAGGACTTTTTAAAATTTCTTGTTGAAGCATCTGTCCAAACAAAAGTTAAAAACGAAAATGTTGGATGGGATTTAGCAGGTAACATAGATGATCAATTGCAAAGTGTGATTGATCCTCAAGGGTTTATGAAGGAAATATATCCTCATATTTTTAGGTATATGGCAGGATGTTTTGATAGAAGAAAAGAAGATATGTTAGGGCAACCAGATCCACCAATGTCAAGACTTACTTTTGATTGTGGTAATGGTCCTTGGATTAATTTTCAAAAGAAAAATGAGTTCAATCCTGTTCATGTTCACGGTGGTGATCTTTCTTCTGTTATAATGATTGATGTACCCGAAGAGATAGCAAAAGAATCTGATACTGTTAAGGACAAAACTAATATGCCTTGTCCTGGTCAGTTGGAATTTATTGACGGTCCTTCTGGATACATGTATACTGGAAGTTATAAAGTAGTTCCTAAGACAGGTGATATATTTGTATTCCCTGCACATTTAAAACATACTGTGTATCCATTTACAAGTGATGTTACTAGGATAACTATGAGTTATAATATATTCAACATACAAGTTGACTCAAACACTCAGGAGTGATATAATGGTGAATGCATGGAGTCTAGCAGCATCTATACTAGACGGAACCTTTGAGGAGGATTATCCAGTTATGGATAAAGATGATGAATGGATTGAAAAATCTGGTGGGTATGAGTGGACTCCTGGTTCGCCATGGCCTCCAGAGGTTCCCAATACTGTTGAAGATTTGCGGATGGGAAACCCACCAGTATATCCAAAACAACCTGTAGATTACAAGTACAATGAAGATCAAATCTTAGATAGTATTAAAGAGTATATTGGAAAAACATATTCCAAACATTACTCTAATAAAATACAGACTCTAGATCTTATTGATTCTGTCGGGGATGCATCTGCATTCTGTCGTAGTAACATACTTAAGTATGCGTCTCGATATGACAAAAAAGGAACTGCAAAACTTGACATACAGAAGATAATGCACTATGCTGTATTATTATACCACTTTGAAGAACTAGACAAGGACTCTTAAACAATGGATATGAAACTATCTGAAAAAACTATTGACCTCTTAGAAAATTTTTCTTCTATTAACCAATCTATTTTGGTTAAAAAGGGATCTAAACTTCGCACAATATCTGTGATGAAGAATATCCTTGCAGAGGCAGAAGTTGATGAAAACTTTGAAAAAGACTTTGGGATATATGATCTCCCACAGTTTTTAAATGGTGTCAATCTTATGAATGACCCAGATATAGATCTTAGGAATGAGTCTTATATGATTCTTCGTGAAGGCAATACTACTAAAGTAAAATTTGCTTTTGCCGATCCTAATGTAATCATATCTCCACCAGAGAAAGGAATTGAATTACCTAACTCTGATGTATCATTCCAGTTGGATAGTATTCAACTTCAGAAGTTGCTTAAGGCATCTTCAATATATCAGTTGCCAGATCTTGCTGCTGTTGGTAATGCAAAAAATATTACTTTAACAGTTCGTGACAAAAAGAATGATAACTCTAATGAGTTTGCTCTTGTTGTTGGTGAGACTGATAGTATATTTGAATTCAATTTCAAGATTGAAAATATCAAGTTGATTCCTGGTTGATGTGAAGTTCAGATTTCTAGAAAAAACCTTGCTAAGTTTACTAATAGCAAGTATAATTTAGATTACTTCATAGCGTTAGAACCTGATTCAACTTATGCCGATTGAGTCTTTACCACTCTTTACTGTTTATATCCATAAGGTCAATGTGACTGAATGGCAAAAAGAAGGGAACCGTATATTGTCTATGGTTCCCTTTAATAGTACTGAGAAAAAAGAAAATCACATTGATTACACAGATTACTTTAGTAAATCAGCACCACCATATGCTGAAGAAACACTGAAGTTATTCCAACCATATCTGGATGACTTCTTAAAAGTTTCTCAATATAAATTTACTCATGTGAGTGGTCTGTGGTGTCAAAGATATAAGAGCAGAGATTATCATGTTCCTCATGATCATGGCACTGTTGGTTATTCTTGTGTATTCTATGCTAGAATAAACCCAAAGGTACATAAAAGTACTTTGTTCTTTTCACCGTTTGCAGCAGAATCTGGTAGTCGTGATACTAGTTCTATTGCAGTTGAAGAAGGTGACTTGGTAATCTTCCCAAGTGGTTTGTTGCATATGGCACCACCACATGATAGTGACCAAGATCGTATTATTATTTCGTTAAATCTTTTGTAATGAGAAATGAATTTCTATGGGTTGAAAAGTATAGACCCAAGACCATAGATGATTGTATTCTTCCGAAGAGTATCAAAGATACTTTTCAGAAGTTTGTAGATAAAGGTGAGATACCTAATCTATTGCTTGCTGGTCCTGCAGGATGTGGTAAGACAACTATTGCAAGAGCACTTTGTGAACAATTATCATGCGACTATATTATTATCAATGGATCTGATGAAGGTAGGTTTCTTGATACTGTAAGAAATCAAGCAAAGAATTTTGCATCAACTGTTTCTTTATCACAAACCAGTACACATAAAGTAATCATTATTGATGAGGCAGATAATACTACACATGATGTACAGTTACTACTAAGGGCAAACATTGAATCGTTTTATAACAATTGTAGGTTTATCTTTACTTGTAACTATAAGAATAAAATTATAGAACCATTGCATTCTAGATGTGCTGTTGTAGAGTTTGGTATTAAAGGTAAAGAGAAACAAACTATTGCAGCATCTTTCTTCCAAAGACTTAATGATATTTTAGATAAAGAAAATATCAAATCAGATAAGAAAGTTATTGTAGAACTCATCAACAAACACTTTCCTGATTGGAGGAGAGTGTTAAATGAATGCCAAAGATACTCAGTTGGTGGTATAATAGACTCAGCAATCCTTGCAGAATTTTCAGATGTAAAAGTAAATGATCTCATTAAGAAACTCAAAGAGAAGGACTTTCCATCCGTTCGGAAATGGACGGTTTCCAATTTGGATAATGATCCTAATCTTCTGTTCCGTCGTATCTACGATGCTTTATACACATCCCTTGACGGTCCTAGTATTGCTGCTGCTGTGCTTATTATTGCTAAGTATCAATATCAGATGGCATTCGTAGCAGACCAAGAAATTAATATGCTTGCATGTCTTACCGAAATTATGGTAGAATGTAAGTTCAAGTAAACATCATGACTACTAAATCAAACAAATTACGCAACCAAGTTAAGAGTAGATTTTATTATCTATTCTGGGGAGCAGCAACTTTATCTGTATTTGCAGGACAAATACATGTTGGTAATTCATACAATAGAATGTCCAAGTCTTTGAATCAATGGTTCAATGCTTCTGTAGATGCTCTTATTGATGGGTATCTAGAAAGAAAAAATGAAGGAATATATACACCTCTAGTTCCACCTCCAACAGGAGATTGGAGAGACTATGGTGATGGTGTTGTCTTCTTAGAAGATCTTAGGGAAGAAACAAAATAAGGAGAATATACTATGTCTCGTATCGTTCCAGTAATGCCTCCTCTATTACCAGAGGAAAAATTTGATAGAACAAATCATAAAAATTCTGATACTCTTTTTAACGGTGGATCCTGTGAAAAAGCAGTAGAGATGTATTTGTTAAGAAAAAAAATTAATTTCTCTCTACCTCATGTAGATCAAGGTATTGATCTTATAGTACAAGAGGAAGGATTGGAAAGAGCACAGATTAAAAAAATTGTATATAAGAACAAACTAGACAAAGCATGTAGTAGAAATGGTATAATGAAGTATAGAGATACTTTTGATTTTAGATTCCAAACTGCTGGTAATGGTTCTAGTCCTCGCACCAAAGAAAATACAGATGTCTTCTATCATGTTTTATTAACTTGTTGGAGGACTCTCATTTTCAAAGTTCCAGTTGCAGGGTTAACAACGAATCCTGATGGTGCATTTGCAAAGATGAAAAATCCATGTCTTGATAGACCTTCCATACAAAGAAGAAGACAAGAGGGAACTGATATTAGAACATGTTTAGTATCATCACAATATGATCCGATGGTGTTCCAGCAGTATCCAGAGTTCTTCGCACCAAAACCTACTTTATTTTAATGAAACAATTAAAAACTCCTCTTCGTTATCCTGGTGGAAAATCTAGAGCAGTTAAAAAACTATTTGGTTTTTATCCTTGGAAGAGATCTGATGGTCGTCAACCAATGTATAAAGAGTTTCGTGAACCATTTCTAGGTGGTGGTTCGTTTGC